AGGTCTTCACCCCGGACGAGATCGCGCGCGCCGCGCGCGAGCGGGCCGCGGCGCAGCTGGTGCTGGACGTCGTGACCGGCATGGACAAGCAGGAGGGGGTGACGGCGGTGGCGCTGGCCATGTCGACCTTGTGCGCGGCGGTGGCGCAGGACGCCGGATCGTCGCCCGAAGGCGCCGCGGACCTCGCGCGCCGGATGCTGGGCGTGGTGGAGCGCAACGCCCGCAAGCAGTTCGGGCAGGTCCGCCGTGGCAAGGCGGGGCGGCACTGATGGGCGCGCTTCCCACCGCCGCGCCGCGGCGCATCCCAGTCGACCTGGTCGACGTGCCCGCCGAGCGGCTCGCCATGGTGCGGCCCGAGCGGGTGGAGACGATCCGCGCCAGCGCGGCGGAGGTCGGGCTGCTGCAGCCCATCGTGGTGCAGGCGGCGGGCGAGCGGTTCACGCTGATCGCCGGGGCGCAGCGGCTGGCCGCGACGAGGGCGGCGGGCGTCACGGAGATCGAGGCGCGCGTCTATGACGAGGGGGCGCTGGACGCGGACGGGCTGCAGCTCGCCGAGATCGTCGAGAACCTGATCCGGCGCGAGCTGACCGCGCTGGAGCGCGCGGAGCATCTGGCGGCGCTGCATGAAGTGACGCAGCGCCGGAACCCGCCGCAGCGGGGCGGCGACCGGCGGTCGGACAAGTTCCGCCAGGGCGGCGAAACCAAACAGGCAATCTTTGCCCTTTTGAAACAAGTCGCGGAAAAGACAGGGCTTTGCGAACGGTCGGTGCGGGACGCCCTCACCATCGTCCGCGGCCTGACGGCCGCCTCGAAGGCGCGTCTGCGCGGCACGGCCGCCGAGGACAACGGGGCCTGGCTGAAGGCGCTGGCGGCGGCGACGCCGGAGTTGCAGGCCCAAGCCCTCGAGCTGCTGCTGTCGACGCCGCCGCAGGCGGCCACGATCCCGGACGCGCTGATCCTCGCCGCGGGCGGGGTGATCCCGAGCTTCAACGACCGGCTGTTCCGCTCGACCATGACGAACTTCGCGAAGCTGCCGAAGTCGTCGCAGCGGGCGTTCCTGAACGCCCACGAGACCCTGATCCGCGAGCACGCCAAGCAGAAGGGCTGGTTCTGATGGCCCTGCGGGTGTGGCACTCGGCGGCGGAGCTGGCGGCGCTGGCCGCGTCCGGCGCGGCCGAGGGCCTGCCCGCGACCGAGCGGGGCGTGAACGCCCGCGCCGCCCGCGAGGGCTGGGACGCGCGGCCGGGCCTCGCCCGCGCGCGCACCGGCCGGGGCGGCGGGATCGAGTACCACATCGACGTCCTGCCCCTGCCGGCGCGGCTGGGGATCGTCGCCATGGCCTTCCGGCCGGCGGACGAAGATTTCCGCCCGCCGGTCGAGGACGGGGACGGGCTGTCGGGCCGGGCGCGGCGCGAGCGCGACGCGCGGCTGGCGCTGGTGCGTCTGGCGGAGCGCTTCGCGCGCGAGAACAAGCTGACGCAGGGCGTCGCCGACCGGCTGGTCTGCGACCTGTTCAACGCCGGGAAAATCGCGGTTCCGGCATGGGTTTCGGAGCGGATCACGACGCTGTCGGCGCGGTCGATGCTGCGCTGGCGCGGGGCGGAGGCGAGCGGGCGGCTGGGCCATGATCCGGCCGCGGCGCGGCGGGGGACGGGGGCGCTGGACCGGGCGCTGGACGGCCGCGTGCGGGTGTTCGCGCTGGCCGCGGTCGCCAAGATGCCGTTCCTGTCGGTGCGGCGCCTGAGCGAGCTGCTGCGCCAACAGTTCGGGGCCGAGCTGCCGCCGACGCCGCTGCGCACGCTGCAGCGCCAGCTGGCCTCATGGCGCGCCGAGATGGCGAACGAGCTGACGCTGCTGACGGACCCGGACGGGTACCGGTCGAAGGTCGAGTTCGCGGCGACCGGGTCGACCAGGGCGAGCGGCCTGAACGACATCTGGCAGATCGACGCCTCGCCGGCGGACGTCATGCTGCGGGGCGGGCGGCATTCCGTCTATGTCGCGATCGACATCTGGTCACGGCGGTCGATGGTGCTCGCCACCACCACGCCGCGGGCCGAGGCCGTCGGCCTGCTGATGCGCAAGTGCCTGATCGCGTGGGGCGTGCCCGGCACGGTGAAGACCGACAACGGGTCGGACTTCACCGCCCACGCGACGGCGCGGCTGATGGCGGGCCTCGGCATCGCCGTCGAGCTGTCGCCGCCCTACCAGCCGCGCGCCAAGGGCGTGGTGGAGCGGGTGATCGGGACGTTCCAGCGCGATCTGGCCGGGCTGCCGGGCTTCGTCGGGCACAGCGTGGCGGATCGCAAGAAGCTGGAGGGCCGCAAGGCCTTCGCCGCGCGGCTGGGGTCTGACCCGGCGGAGCTGTTCGGCGTGGATCTGGACCTGCCTGCGTTCCAGGCGTGGTGCGACGACTGGGCGGGGTCGATCTACGCCAGCACGCCGCACACGGCGCTGGGGGGCGCGACGCCCTTCCAGCGCGCCGCGTCGTGGGCGGAGCCGGTGCGGCGCATCGGGTCGACCCGCGCGCTGGACGTGCTGCTGGCGCCGGTCGCCGGGCAGGACGGCATCCGCACCGTGACCAAGACGGGCGTGCGGGTCGGGCGGGCCGCCTATCTGACTGGCGACGTGATGCCGGGGACGCGGGTCTTCGTGCGGCACGATCCGGCCGACCTCGGGCGCGTGTGGCTGTTCCGCGAGGACGGCGAGCAGTTCCTGGGCGAAGCCGTGGCGCCGGAGCTGGCGGGCATGGACCCCGTCGAGACGATCCAGCGCGTGCGGGCCATGCAGAAGGCCTATGTCGACGAGCGCCTGACGCCGATCCGCGCCGCCATGAAGAAGATCGGCCCGCGGGACGTGGCCGCGGCGATGCGGGCGGCGGCGGCCGAGCGGCAGGGGGGCGTGGTCGCCTTCCCGCAGCGGGCCGAGACCCATGCGACGCCGGCGCTGGACGCCGCGGCGCAGGTGGCGCGCGCGGGGCAGCCGCAGGGCCTGACCGGGCGGGCGGCGGAGACGCACGCCGCGCTGAAGGCGGCGCTGACCCCCACCCCCCCGACCCCATCCATGGGGGTGGACGGGGGGGCGGCGCGCGTGGCCCGGCTGCCCGAGAGCGCGGACAGCCGGTTCCGGCGCGCGCTGGAGATCGAGCGGCGGCTCGACGCCGGTGAGCAGGCGCCGCCAGACGATCTGGTCTGGCTGGGGTCCTATCAGGGCACGCCGGAATACCGCGCCCGCAAGCGCATGGTCGCCGATTTCGGCGACGCCTACATCGCAGGGAGAGGCGCATGAGCGAGCTGAAGGTCCGGCCGGGGTCGGTCGCGCCGCTGAAGAACGTGGCCGCCTGCGTGACGCTGGTGGAGACGCTGCGCTGCGCCCCCGCGCATCACCCGCGGATCGGCGTGTTCAGCGGCTACAGCGGCTACGGCAAGAGCATGGCCGCGCAGTACTGCTGGAACAGCACCGGCGCGGTGTTCCTAGAGGTCTTCGAGTACTGGAGCCGGTCGACGTTCTGCCGGAGCCTGCTGTCGGAGCTGGGCGTGGCCCGGCCGCGCGGGACCATCGCGGACATGATGGACGAGGCGATCGCGCTGCTGGGCGACGCCCCGGCGCGGCCGATCATCATCGACGAGGCCGACAAGCTGGTCGGCAAGGGCATGGTCGGCCTCGTGCGCGACCTGCACGACGCGGCGCAGGTGCCGGTGCTGCTGGTCGGCGAGGAGCTGCTGCCGAAGAAGTTGGAGGCCGACGAGCGGCTGCACAACCGGGTGCTGGACTGGGCGCTGGCGCAGCCCTGCGACCTGGAGGACGCGCGGGCGCTGGCGGCGTTCCTGCACCCCTCGCTCGACATTTCCGACGGGCTGCTGGAGCGCATCCGGTCCGAGACCAAGGGCCGGGCGCGGCGCATCGCGACTTCGCTCCACGAGGCGGCCGCCTGGGCCGCGGCGCGCGGGCGCGACCGGCTGGACGAGGCGGGCTACGGCGGCCGCATCTTCGACGGCTCGGCCCCCTCGCGTCATGCGGCGAGGGCGGGCTGATGGCCGCGGCTCTGGAGCTGACCGTCGCCAAGGCGGCGCTGCGGCCGGGCGCGTCGATCCCGGATCGCCATCAGGCGATGTGGAACGTCGCCCGCGGGCCGATGGGCCGCGGCGGCTTCTCGGCGCGCGATCTGGCGGCCTGGGGGTCGACCGAGGCCGCGCCCGTCAAGCTCGACGACGCGCGCCGCTTCGTCGAGGCGCTGAAGCGAGGCGGCTATCTGCAGCAAATCGAGGCCGGCAAGCGCGGCCGGCCGGCGCGCTGGCGTCTCCGCCCGGCCATGAACACCGGGCCGAAGCCGCCGATGCGCTTCCGCGTCCAGCTCGTGTTCGACCCGAACACGGGGTGCGTCGTCGGCGAGACCGTCGCCACGGAGGATCGGGCATGAAGCGCGGTCCCGCAGCCGGAGGGTCGGGCGCCGGCGTCAGCTTCGCCGAGAAGGCGCGCGGGCGCTGGGGCGAGACGCCGCCCGACTGGATCGTGGAGCTGGCGGCGCTGGCGGACCGGCAGGGCCTGAAGGCCGCCGGCGAGCGCATCGGCTACAGCGGCTCGGCCCTGTCGATGGTGCTGTCGGGCCGGTACTCGGGCGACCTCGGCCGGATCGAGGAGGCCGTGCGCGGCGCCCTGATGGGCCTTGTGGTGGCCTGCCCGGCGCTGGGCGAGATCGGCCGCGACGCCTGCCTGAGCTGGCAGCGCAAGCCCTTCGCGGCGAGCAGCAGCATCCGCGTCGCCGTGTGGCGGGCCTGCCGGGCGGGCTGCCCGCATTCGCGCATCGGCGCGGCCGCGGCCGAGGGCGGGGAATGAGCGAGGCGCTGCAGCGGCTGATCGAGCACGACCCGCGCGAGCGGGCGCGCTTCGAGGCCGAGGTCGCGCGTCGGGAAGCTGAAGCTGCGATTTCGCGCAGGTTGGAGGGTGCGATGGACGTGCAGGACGGACGGGTGGAGATCGCGGGGCGGGTCTACATGCCCGACTCGCGCGGGGCGCTGGTCCCGCGGGAGACGGTGAAGCCGCAGCATCAGCTCGAGGACGAGACGGTGCGCAAGATCATCGGGTTCGCGCGCGCGCTGTCGGCGCAGATCGCGCGGTTCCGCGAGCACACGATGGGCGACCTCAGCGACTTCGACGCGCTGCTGGCCCAGCACTACGGCGGGCGGGCGCGGGGCGGTGTGAAGGGCAACCGCACCTACCAGTCCTATGACGGCCGCCTGAAGGTGCAGGTGCAGGTCGCCGAGAGCATCGCCTTCGGCCCGGAGCTGCAGATCGCCAAGGGGCTGATCGACGAGTGCCTGACGGAATGGTCGGGCGAGAGCCGGCCGGAGATCGCCGCGGTCGTGACGCGCGCCTTCGACGTGGACAAGGAGGGCCGGATCGACGCCGCGGCGATCTACAGCCTGCTGCGGCTGGACATCGACGACGCGCGCTGGACCCGCGCCCAGGCAGCGATCCGCGAGGCGATGCGGGTGGTGGGGTCGAAGGAGTACGTGCGCTTCTACGAGCGCGACACGCCGGAGGGCGCCTGGCGGGCGATCACCGTCGATCTGGCGCGGACCTGAGCTATGGGCGCGCTGTCCGCCATCCATGTCGGCCGCAAGGCGCTGGGCCTTGACGAGGAGACGTACCGGGACCTGCTCGAGCGGGTCACGGGACAGCGCTCGGCCGCCGGCATGAACGCGCGGCAGCAGGAGGCGGTGATCGGCGAGATGCGGCGGCTGGGCTTCAAGCCCGACGCGCCGTCCGCGCAGCGGCTGGACGGGCCGTTCGCGAAGAAGCTGCAGGCGCTGTGGATCGCGGGCTGGAACCTCGGGCTGGTCGAGGACCGGCGCGACCAGGCGCTGCTGGCCTTCGTCGCGCGGCAGACCGGCATGTCGCACACGCGGTTCCTGACCGATCCGCGGGCGGCGGCGAAGGCGATCGAAGGGCTGAAGGCGT